GCTGTGTGTCTGGTTTCAGCAAAACCCAGCTCGCGCAATTCGGCTGTACCAGATTTAGAAGGCAGATCACCAGACAACAAAGCGCCACGGAAAAACAGCGCATAAAGCACTTCATTAGCAGCGCCAGATAGCGTAATAATTTTCTCAGCCATTATTAGATCCTTTTTTAAGCGCAGCCCAATTGTTTGAAGGTAGAAGGACGACCACTGCGTAAGGCATGTTTATCATCACCGAGCACACCGATAACAATGCGTGCTCTTCCCTTTTTATCGCTGACGATCATTCCGTCATTGCGAATAAACACCCTCAATCCTGACTTTGATTTTTTGCCAAATTGCATAGCTATTTCCTTTTAGACGTGAGCCTGTCGCACGGCAAAGCCGCCGAAAGTTTACGGTTTGCCCAGGCTCACAGCTGAAAGACTTTCTTTGATGTGCGCGTGCGATGCGCATAAAAAACCCCGCTATCGCGAGGCTATAGGATTGTTATTTGACTCTCTCATCGAATCGTAAATGCGTTCACAAGTCATCCCGGCGGCATAGCGTTCGTCAGCGATTCCAGCATATCGTTTAGCTTCTGCTGCAATATCTCCGAGCATGTTGGCGAGCATTCCTGCGGTGGCGTCGGTTGTTTTGCTTCGGACGGTAGCGGCAAGATCTGCGGTGTGCTTTGCGGCGTCCAGGCGGGTGGCGAGTTTTTTGGCTTGTTGCTGCAGCTTGCTAACAGTGGCAGACAGACCAGCAGCAGTGGCAGCAGATTTAGCGGCTTTCGCTTGTGCATCTTTTACTGCCTCATCACGGGCAATTATGCGCCCTTGTTCAATCATGCGGGCTGCTGTTTGTGCGTTCGCTGTTTGCGATGATTCCGCGCTATCACGTTCCGCCCACCTTTTTTCCCAGCCCCGATCACTCCAGACATTTCCGGTGATAAACGCACCTACCACCAGCAATATTAGCGCCAGTGGTTTCCAGTATTGTTCCACCAGCGCGATATTCATGATTACCCCGCCAGTTCGAATGCGCGAACAAACGTATCGAATCCGTAAGGCTGGCTACCGTTCTCGTGCTTAATGATTGCCTGTAGCAATTTCATCATGAAACGGCTGTCGCTGGTATCGATGCGCTGGTCGGGGGAAACGCCCGTCGCCTGAGCCACGCTATTGATATACGACTGTGTGTTGTTCTCATTCGGCGGTGCCCAGCGTTTAATAATGCCGCTTACCGTGTTCAGCCCGTGTTTACGCTGGTAATTGCGCAGGATGATGATCATCGCCCGGACACCATACTCAGATGTGGTGAACTGGCAAAATGATTTATCTGTACGCTGTGCTTTGGGTACCAGACCCTGCCATTCGTCACCCCAGCGGATATTGCCGGGATTATTGTTGCGGATACCGCGGGAAACATTACTGGTGATCATCGTTCACCCCTGCCCTTTTTTTGAGTGCGCTGATAGCGATTTCACGCAGTTTGTCTACGCCGACGAATCCAATCACACCACCGACGAACGGTGATATCGATACAGGAAGGCCAACCACATCAAGCGCACTGGTGATGCATAAAGAAAGGGCGCCACAAAGGACGCCCTCAAGCCATTTATTTTTTCGTGTTGCACCGTCATATATCAGACGACCATAGGCAATGAGTCCGGCCATTGACGCCCCCAGAATCTGGGGCCACGCATTTTTGAGTCCGGTCAAAACCGCAGCCCAGAATTCAGGGTTCTTGTCATTCATTTTCATAGCCTCACCTCGCATAGTTAGCGGGTGCTGTTTGTAGTAAGGGAGCAGGCTTCACGGGCTGGATTTATCAACAAAGCACGTAGCGGATGATTCCCGTGAGCCTGAAATAGAAAAGGCCACGCAAATGCGCAGCCTGTAACCAGAAATCAATATTGTCTTTACATCAATTTTTCTTAAGGTTAAATTCTTCTGACAAGTTGATGAAAGACAACTTGAATATTAGCTATTTGTTCTCTGTTATGCCCGCAACCCAATGCGGGCTTTTTTTCGCCCTGCTAAAAGTTCCACCGTTGTGAGCCTTTTTGCTATGCAATAATGGATGCGTGGTGCCGGGTGTCTCCCGGTGATCCTTTGGCTGACAACCCATGCCTCACGAACATTTCACAACGGGATATAGAAAAGGCCATGCATTTGCATAGCCCTGAAAGATGTTTATGCTTTATTAATTCGCTGGAATATCTGGCATGGCGCGATCCATAGAAGAGCTAATTAACGCCTTAATAGCGTTGCATACCTGATAAAATCCACCCAGCTGAGATGAGACAGAAAAACGGGAGACGTCGTCTCCTGAGCCTACTTCAGCATAAAATGATGAGTTCTCATACCAGAGTGAGATGCTTACGCCCTGCCTGTAGCCACCTGTTAGCGGAGAATCATCAAGAGTGGTTGCAATCACGAAATTCAAGTGGTAACGGCTGTCCATATTGAGTTGGGGGATTAAGACAGGAAAGAACTTCCCCTCCTCCTCCCAAATACCAATGTCCACATAAGGCCATCTTGTTCCGTCAGAACCAGTCCACTCACGAGATGTAAGATCAAGAGAACCTGAATACTCTCGTAGTAGTTCGCTCGCCTTCTCCTGAAGTTTATCCTGTAACTTCCATTGCGCCTCGACCAGTTTAGTGCGTTTTTCTTTCAGATCCTTAAATGTTAATTCCATGCCACTCTCCAGACAACTTTTGAAAGGAATCTGCATAGTAACTCACCCTGAAAGCACATGGTTATATTTCACTTACACTGAGTGCGAAAAGCAAAAACCCCGCCGAATGGCAGGGTTCATAATCAGTTTCATTTGGATGCACGTATCCATGATTAGAAGCATACACGACAACTTCGGACAAAATCAAGCCCTGCGTCACGAAAATGCTAAATATCACGCGTATCGTCACACAAACTGGTCATATCCTGAAAAGCTGAATCAGCTTTACCTTCTTCCTTGTGACAGATATCTACCAGCGATTCCATAAACGGTTTCCAGTTGCGGGTCCATGTTCTGACGTGCAGATCCGGGACACGCTTTAGAATCGCTTTATATGCCGCAGTAGACGGCACCGATGAAAAACCGTTTCCAGAGCAACGCTCACACGTTTTGAAAACCGGCGCACCACGTTCTTTTGTAGCAATGCGGTCAAGCACCTCACCTTTTCCACCACAACGGCAACGGGCGCTTATCGTTCCTTTCCCTTCACAAGCGTCACAGACAGCAGGCACAATCTCTGTAACTTCTGTCCACAACTCCCAGTCTGACGGACGAACTGCGCGCGAACGACTGGCCCAGTATGGCGCGTTACCCCACGGGTAAGATACTTTGCGCGTGGTTTGTGTGCGGGATGTTCTCCCGCTACCGTTGCAGGTGTGACACGTCACGCTGGTTGCCGCGGAACGGGAGTATTCAGCAAAGGCAAATTGCGCCAGCATCAGCATGCACCATCCCAACTCACCACCGGCTGCTTTGCGCACGTTCTTTGGTGCTGTCTCCATTGCGTGGCGTGCCAGCGCCTGAACCGCAAGTTGCTCATCGCTTTTGCTGATCCCGGTTTTACCAAAGAAAGCGGACAGACCAAAACGCGCGCGGCTGCTGGTCGTACCGATGGCTACCATAACATCGGTTCCGGTGAGGCGATCCGGAGAGGTGCCTTTCACGCTGTCGCTGATGTGCATCCCCTGAGGGCTGAAATGTTTGAGTGATGATTCCAACTTCATGATAATTTCCTCAGGCTTTTGCATACCGACGCGGTTGTGATTTTTGCTGCGAGGCTGATTTTGATTTCGCTTCTTCCTGGTCAATCGGCAGAAAATGCCCGTTGTAGAAACGGCGGTACACGGTTCCAAGAACGCCGTTACGCTGTTTGGTGATGTTAATTTCCGCGATCCCTTTCGCCGGCGATTCGGGGTTATACACTTCATCGCGATAGAGCATCATGATGATGTCAGCATCCGCCTCAATTTCGCCGGAGTTCTTCAGGTCAGAGTTCATGGGACGTTTATTCGGTCGGGATTCCACGCCTCTGGAAAGCTGGCTCAGGGCCAGAACGGGAGTGCGGTTTGTTTTGGCAAGTCGCTTTAATCCCTTCGACAGTTCACCCACCGCGAGGTCATAGCGTGCCGTGCTCTGGATCTTAATGAGTAACAGATAATCGATAACCACCAGCGCGGTTTCTGGATGAGAAATCTGATGACTGGTTGCCGTTTGCTCGATCTGCTCAAGCGTCAGATCTGTGGCATCGACCATCCAGATATTGCGCCCGGTAAGATGCCCGATACCTGTAGATAACCTTGCCCAGTCTTCATCTTCAAACTTCGCGGCTGCTTTGAGCCTGGACACTGACATACCACCAGCAGCAGATACCATTCGCTCGCCAATCTGGATGTTGGCCATCTCCATGCTGAAAAACAGTACGCCATGCCCCTGCTCTGATACCTTATCGATAATGTCCAGTGCCAGCTCGGTTTTCCCCATCGACGGACGAGCCGCGATGAAGACCAGATCTGTCGGTTCAATGCCGCCGGTTTTAGCGTCCAGTTCTTCAATGCCGGTCATCAGCGGTTTGGCCTCTTCCAGCCCCTGATTTCTTGCATCTACCCGGTCAATTACTGCAGGTAAGATTTCATCAATATGCACAGGTTGAACGGTATCAGGAGTGAGTGAAATTGAAGCCATGGCCTCCTGCGCGGCTTTCAACGCTTCGACTGCGTTATCACCATTGGCAGCATTGCGAATGCCAGCCAACGCTGTCTCGATTACAGCCTCGGCGTCACGAACGGCAGCATTACGTTCCAGTGTGGAAACGTAATACGTCAGAGCTGATTTAGCCCATGCGATACGGCTTGACTCGAGTATCGTTGCGCTGTGTTCTGGCATGATCTCACACAGCAACAGCGGATCTATCACTCCGGTCCCCCGAGCCTGACGACAAATGCCGGAATATATTTCACGGTACTGACGGACAGAGAATGCGCTCGCCGGCATACGGGAAAGAATGCCCAGAACCTCAGGATCGGTATTGCGCAGAAAAATCGCGCCAATTACCGCACCTTCCAGATCATTATTTTTCCATACCGGAGTCATCATGCGGTTACCCCTGCAGCAATTGCGCGATAGCTTTCCCAGCCAAATGCCAGGCGGTTTCGTCCACCATCGGTAACCCTGTCCACGATGCGCTCACCAATGGACTCTTTCAGTTGCTCAAAGGTCAGGTTGCTGATCAGGATTGTCGGAAGTACGCTCTCGTAACGGGCATTAATAACCTCCTGCAGGATGGTCATTTCCGTCGGACTACCAAATTGCACGCCCACCTCGTCGATAATCAGCAGATCCAGTGATGCGAAACGCTCGATAACGTCTTCCTCGGTACTGTCAGCACCATGGCGCCACGTGTTTTTTACGGCACGGGTCAGGCGCATAACATCGGTGATTTGCACACTGGCCAGATACTCACGAACAATGCTCTTTGCCATCGATACCGCCAGATGGTTCTTTCCTGTCCCGCAGTTCCCGGTCATCACCAGCCCCGTTCCTGCGTTAAGACGCTCCGACCAGCTGTTGACGTAGCGCTGGCAGGCTGCAAGGTTTTTTGCGGCACCCTGATTAACCGCCTGATAATTACTAAACTCACAGCCCTCAAATCGGCGGGCGATCCCGACGTTGTCCAGCAGGTCAGATACCTGCAACGCACGCAGCCCGGAATCGACTGCTGCCAGCTCATCGCGCACGCACCCCGGGCACAGGGAATGTTTAACATTTTCGGTACCACGAAACGCTTTACCAGTGAGCGACATGCGCTCATAGTCGCCATGTTTTTCGCACACTACGGTGTGGACTTCGCCTGACTCCCAACTTCCCCACTGCCACGGTTTTTTATGTTCTACAGCGAACGCCAGTTCCTCGCGAAGTCCTTCGCGTTTCGCCAGTAGTGAATCCCTTTCTTCGCGTTGTTTGATGTTTAGCATTGTGTTTCCCCTTGTCACCAGTTGCAGTCTGTTTGTCCGTAATCCTGTTCACTGAAGCCAGATACCGGAAGCACATTGCGACGCCCACCTCCGGGAGCTGATGGAGTTTGCCAGGCTTCTTCGAAATGGCGATCGGGCCCAAAGAACGTTGCCGCCTGTTTGACGTATTCAGTACCAAGCTTGCCCGTCGTGCGGATGTAGGCCGCGTAGCGCTGCACGCCCGCCAGCAGCTCTGATGCCGTAGCGCCGTCGGCGATGCGAGCCTTCCAGTGTTTGTAAGCCGTTGCTTTCGGATTGCCACCAGCGCGTTTTGGGTATGCTTGCCAGGCGGCTTCGAACTCTGGAGAGTATTCCTGTCGCGCTGCTGGTTTCGTACCACTGGTTTTTCCAGATGATTTACCACTTCCGGAAATGGCTGTCGGTGTAGCGGCGCCAGCCGATGCACCAAGAGTGTTTTTAATCTCTGTAGTAGTCTTTGTTGTAGTAACCATTAGAGAGCGGGCGTTTTTCCCCTCATCCATCGGTGCATCCTGCACTTGTCGATCAGGGCAACTTGCCACGTTCGATGAGGGCACCTGTTCCGCATCATTAAGCAACTCGCAATCATGATTGATGGTGTAGTAATTTGTCCGGTCATGTAGGGACTTATTGAGCTGCTCAACATCGAGACATCCCTGTTTGACGAGTGATGTAAAAGCGCGTTTAACTGTATCTGCTGACCAGAACGGGAATTGTTTTACCCACGACTCATAGCTGTTGAACACCCAGCGGCGACCAGCATGGATAACTCCCTGCTCTTTGTCGTTAATCCAGTAGTTAACCTGCTGCAATACGATCGCTTCGTTCAGACCGATGCGCATAGCAAGTTCAGGGTTGATGACCAGAGGGCGAAAATTAAAAAGCATGCTCATGCTGCACCCGCTAACTCAGTATCGTGAGTAAACTTGCCATCCCAGCGCTTCTTCATCGGAAGATGCCCCTTGAGATAGTGTCGATAAATCCATACCGCGCCTTTGCGCAGCAGGATTGGCTTGAAGGTGTCGCGCATCTCACCGTCGTCCTGTTCCACCTGCCCTGGCCGTTCGGTGAGGTATTGATCACGCGCATAGTGATGAACCCGCCACAGTGGACGCCTGGCCTTTGGCTGGTCGTCGTAAAGCCAGTTATGATCAGCCAGAAACGCGTTAACCTGCTGGACGTTGACGCCGTTCAGTTGCTTACAGAACTGGCAAGGGGACATTCCCGGTTGGAACAGGTTTTCCAGGTGTTCGATGTACTGCGCCTGACGGTGAACGTATCCGATAGCTTTGTTCTTCGCTTCATACTCGTCCGCCCATGCGCGCGCAGCAGCCGCCGGGTCGTTGAAGTCTGGCAGACTGCTGCTGACTGGCGCCAGCTTGCCGGTACGGAAGTCGAGAAAGGTCTGGTTAACCTGCAAACGAAACGACGGTGAGATCCACCCGGCGTACTCGATGGCCAGCAGTTCGTGGGCGAACGTGCCCGGCGCAATGCCGCCATTCACGGTGTCGATTGGTTTTTGAGCAGAGTGTAAATTTACATTCTGGTTCTCTTTCAATAAATTACGCTTAAGCTCTTCAATGAGTTCTTTCGTGCTTTTTCGGCGTAACCATTGGCTCGGAGATTTATCCTCACCCGCTCCGCTCGCCTTGTGCAAAGCGTTCAGGTTAAATCGCCCGGCGGCATCCGTCGTGATTTCAACGCCTGCAATAACAGGCAGGCTTTCAACATTAATGCTTGAAACGTTCGGATGTTTATTGGTATTGTTTTTCATGGAATGATTCCTCGCAGTATTATTCCGCAGATATGCAAACGAAGTCAGAACAGGCCGGGTTGGCGCTCTCCGTTCCTTCCCGGCCTTTTCTTTGCCTTGCGTTCTGCTGTTGTCGTCTGCCCAATAGCCCACTGTCGCGCACGGAAAAGACAATCAGCGAACATGCTTCCCTTCCGGCTGGACTGAGAGCATCGCCGGTAATAATCAACACCATGCTCTGCCCCCCCCCCTGGCGACTTCTGCCGGAAAACCTTCGCCAGCCAGCGCTTCGGTGATGTGCTTTTTGATGAATTCTTCCGGTGACATGTCAAGCCTTTACTGATGGGTGAGGGAAAATTTCTTCGATAAACACCTTCCGGTCTGACGTACTCAAAGCGGATGCGATGAGATGGCATGTCTCAATATCTGGAACTCTCCGACCAGATTCGTAGTGACAAATGGAGCTTTGTGTATGGCCTATGCTCTTCGCCAGCTCGCATTGAGTTAACCCACTGGCAATACGCATATTTTTAAGATTACTCATTTTAATCCCCCGTTACTCAAGGAGATATTACACATTGTATTTGAAATCAGCAAGAAAATATTACATTATGTGCATTGAAACTTTATCACATACTGTAATATTATGAGCCTATGAAAACAGAATGGTATGAACTGGCTAAAGCCAGAATGTCTGAAGTGGGGGTTACGCAGGCCCAACTTTCAGAGGAATTGGGTGTTACACAAGGTGCTTTGAGCCACTGGCTTAACGGCAGGAGATCGGCTTCGCTTGCTGAAATAGGTTCGATTTTTCGAATCCTTGGCATTGTTGGTGCAACCCTCAACATAGATGGTTCATTCACCATCGGACCAGAGCAATTCTCGGCACCTCCTAAACCTCATTATGAATATCCTGTTTTCTCTCACGTTCAGGCAGGTATGTTTTCTCCAGAGTTCAGAACCTTTACAGAACGCGATGCAGAAGGCTGGGTCAGTACAACCAAAAAAGCCAGTGAACATGCATTCTGGCTTGAGGTTGATGGACACTCCATGACAGCCCCAACCGGCTCAAGACCAAGCTTCCCAGCCGGAATGCTCATTCTTGTTGACCCTGAAGAACCAGTTGATCCTGGAGATTTCTGTATCGCCAGACTTGGCGGGGATGAATTCACTTTTAAGAAATTGATTAAAGATAGTGGACAGGTCTTTCTTCAGCCGTTAAACCCACAGTTTCCAATGATACCCTGCAACGAGCATTGCAGAGTCGTTGGCAAGGTGGTCGCATCACAATGGCCTGAAGAGACATTCGGATAAAACATTCTGTAAAATACTCACTCCCGGCTTATGCCGGGATTTTTTTGTCTGAATATCAATACCACTAATTAAATACACTTTGAAATCAAACGCTTTCAATTAATAATCAAATTTTATTTCATTTTGTATAGACATAGTCAATTACGTTTTGTAATATCACTTCATCGGCAAATTACGGAGCCAATGAGATGAACATAACCTCCCAACCAAACCCAGCAAGCCAGGAATTTGATATTCACGCCAAGCTTAGATCAGCTAATTCGCACTGGCCTTATTGCTATGCTGTCCAGCATTTCGAGAAAGAATTTAATTACCAATTTAATACAAGTTTTGTTGACGAAATGGAGTTCGCTGTTTACGAACGTATCGATAATTATTTCGTTTTGGTTGATTTCTTTAAGTCATACGATGAAGCATGTGATGATGCTAAAAAAATCATTGATGACCACCCTGATCTTAAAAAAATGTTCCCTGCTATTTAATTAAACCATTAATTAACAAAAAACATCATAAATAACACCTTAACCGGTGGGGAACAACTCACCCTGAGGAAATGCAGATGAATATTACCGTCAAAAGTGAAGTCTTAAATAACAAGAGCCATTCAGTTAATCAGGATGACGACATTCTTTATATAAACAAGGCACACAAAACAGCAGAGTGCGCCAATAAATACGCGCATGAGCTACGTACAGAGTTTTTCCAGTTACTTATGCCCGCAATCACACGCACTGATGTGAAGGTAGCAGGAAGATTCACCTCGTTACTTAATGAGCTTTGCTTCATGACCCAAATGACCATGGAGAACACCTCAAAAAAAGGGGGGGGCAATAATGACGTTTCTGAAAGATAAAGCAGCACACAACACAGCAAAACTTTTTGCCTCTTATGGAAATAGTTATCTGCATATTGCAAACCTTTTTCTGCGCAAGGCTTACGGGCGGTAATGACAATGAAAAACAACACCATTGAAATTTATCGCCGCCGCATTGCTATTGCGACATTAAATCGAATGAAGCGTAAGACAGGAGGTTATTGCCTATCCGTAAATATGCCCGATAACAATATTCAGGTTATCGAGATTAACGAAGAATCAATGATGAAACTTTTGCTGCGCTTCGAAAAACAGGCTCGGACTGAATTCAACACAGAAGCGGAAACATTTCTTCGCCAGACGTATATGAAAAGCGTCGATATCAATGGACACACCGAATATCTGACCGAAACAGGAAAGATGATTGTTGACGAGATTTTTGCGGAATTAATTAAACACGCGAAAGAGAAATACGTATGTGGAGGGATTAACTAATGGCCTCACAACAAACAATTGTGCATGGAATGCAGATCCCCCCAGTCCTCAACGTGGATCTGCACGTCCTTCCGGACTTCACCGGGCGTGTTGTTCTTTATATCGAAAACGGTCGTGTCACATGCGATCGCCGGCTGCTTGACGACGAACACATTTGCGCTCTGGACACTTTTATCGAAATGGCTCGCGAAATGGAGCTACGCATTGAAGAGGTTACTTGTGGCACTGACAGCAATTCGAATACCTGAACGCGTACACCTGCAGGCAATGCAGGTCCTGTTGCGATACCGGCGAAAGCGAATATATGCGCGACGTATGCGAAGGACCGGATATCTCAGCCTGAAGGTTAATCCGCGCTGGAGGCTGTTATCGAAAGACGATGGCCGGAACTGGGAAGTAATGAGTCATGAAAAATATTCAGGGGAAATAAAACGATGATCGACAACCGTACCGCCAGTGCCATTGACCTGGCGTTTCAGATTCACCATACGCCTGTGGGCAACCTGTTCGTCGCTATGCGGCATGGACGCATGAAGCGCTGCTTCAGCCGCGATACGGCGATCCGCTATCTGGCGTTCTTCATGACCACCTGGGCATTCGAGGCATCGGGCTTTATGTGCCGCCATCCTGATGTAAAGGTCTGCCATCCGGTACACGGAGAAGTATGGGAGCGCGGCGGCGTCACGAAAGAGTATCACTTCGCCCACCAGCGCTGCGTTCGCCGGCTGCGCCGCATCTTTGCCCGTAAGCGCGATATGCAGAAGTGGTGCGAAAAATGGGATGCCATGCACGACAGCTACTTGAAAGAACGCAATGAACTTCAATCCAGCAAACCAGAGGGTGTGCGCTGATGGCTAACCAGGATAACGCAAACGTTTTTGCAGTTGAATCCTCGCACAGGGTGCCGAATGCAAAGCATCTTCGACGCCAGTCGAGAATTTACAGTCATGATGAATTTCTCGCGTTACCAATGGTGCAAGAGTTCATAAAGAACAACCCGAATCAGTATTTTGTCAATGAAGAAACCGGCGAGCAAATGATGGCCCAGAAGCTGGCAGAACTTTATTGCTCAGTGAACAACGGAAAGAAAATGAAGAAAGCGCTGCGTCGCGCCTCTGGAGATAAAGCATGAAAACTGAATTAGTACCGGTAGCGGCAATCGATCTGCAGCGCATCGAGTATCGCGGTCAGCGCGTTGTGACAACTGAGCAGTTGGCGGCGGGTTATGGTGCAACGGAGAAAATGCTCACAAATAACTTTTCTCGCAACGAATCGCGCTTCGTTGAGGGTAAGCATTTCTTCAAAGTGGAAGGTGCTGAATTGCAGGAGTTCAAAAGGCTCACCTCTTTAAGAGGGTTGGTTAGTAAATATACGAGTCAGTTGATTCTCTGGACCGAGCGTGGCGCAGCCAATCACGCAAAAATGCTGGAAACCGATCAGGCATGGGGTTACCACGAAGACCTAGTGGAGTTTTACTTCACACAGCGTGACGCAATTGCCCTGCCAGTCAGCCGTAAAGAGCTGGCGCTAATGGTGATTGAGGCAGAAGAACGTGCCGAAGCTGCTGCACTGGAAAATAAAACTCTCAGTGCCACCGTAGAAAGCCTGGAGAAGCACTTCACCAAAGGCATGACGATCCCTGCCTTCTGTAAGGGTCTGAACGGTGTCAACGTCAGCAAAATGTCTTGGTGGGCCTATGAGCGCAACTGGCTCTACAACGCCCAGCGGGATCCGGATAAAAACCCAAAGTGGCGGGTGGCATCATATGCCCGCGACAAATACCTGACCGAAGACGAAACGCAAATCACCCCGCACGGATCAGACGAATTTACCCGGTTTACGCCCGTGCTTCTTGAAAATGGCTGTCACCGCCTGTACCAACTGTACATGAAAGGTGAGTTGCCTATGAAAAAGACCTGGAATGGCGAGTACAGCCACGATAAAGCGATTTATACGCCGGAGGGTCGGGGAAATGAATAAGCAATTCTGGTATCCCGCGGGATCATTACAGATAGCCCACCAGCAAGCTCTGACATGGGTATGCGATGCGTATCTGTTTTATCTGGTCAGCCTTCACCGCCGCCCGGTTTATCGCCACCAGTTCGGTGATATTTCCCTTGATCAGCCAGCATTACAGGGATTCATCGATTCGTATCTGGAAGACAAAGGCTGGGATATGGAAAAACGCCGTGCCCATTACATCAACATTCTGGACCTCATTAAATATATGCACCGCAGTAATTCTGACTTCATCGACTGGGGGACTGTACCAACATTAACCCCAAGGGGAATCCGATGGATGAATGCCTGCTTCTCAAGGCTTGGGGAAATGGTGAACAGTTATGGGGGATGGGAAAACTACACAAAAGAAACTGCCGGAGATTCAATTTCATGAACGACGTTATCTGCGGAGGTGAAGTAATGCACAAGGCATTCGAAATATGGGTGCGCCAAAGGTACGGGAGCCGTTACGACCTTACGCGCGATTGCGACGGTTTCTACTGCCGGGAAGTGGTAAAGCGGATGTTTGATGTGTGGCGCCACTGCCGTGGCCTTGACGTGGTGTGAGGTGGTTATGTCAAATGTGATTATGCTAGTACCTAACGACTGGGTAACTGAAAAAGTTTTGATCTCTGTAACCGGGCTTAAGCCCGGTACCATCACCCGCGCTCGCAAAGAGTCATGGCTTCTGGGCAGGGAATACCTTCACGTCTCACCAGACGGTAATCCGAAACCCTCGAGTGAATGCATGTACAACAGGAAAGCGGTAGATCTCTGGATCGAAGCACAGAAAAAAAATCAACCTGGTGCGCAGAGAGCATGAAAAGAAGTACACTCGTCGACGCTCCTGGACGTCAGGAGGGATTAATGGCCAATGCTTCATACCCGACAGGCGTCGAAAACCACGGCGGTTCACTCCGCGTCTGGTTTGTATATAAAGGCAAACGTGTCAGAGAAAACCTCGGTGTCCCTGACACTGCCAAAAATCGCAAAATAGCTGGCGAGCTTCGTTCTTCGGTTTGTTTTGCGATAAGAATGGGGAATTTTAACTATGCGGAAAAATTCCCAAACTCACCGAACCTTGCCCGGTTCGGTCAGGGTAGTAGGGAAATTACTGTGCTGGAGCTTACCGAAAGATGGTCAGAGCTGAAGAGAATGGAGATCAGCTCAAACACCATGAGTAGGTACGAATCCATCATAAAAAACATGCTTCCGCGCATCGGCGAAAACAAAATGGTTTCTGCGGTGACCACTGAGGATTTGCTGTATGTGAGGAAGGAGTTGATGACGGGTTTTCATGTGATGAAGAAGGATCACCGGACACAGGTAAAAGGCCGGAAGTCGTCCACGGTGAATAATTACATGATGCTGATGGCCGAGATCTTCCAGTTCGGAGCTGATAACGGTTATGCAAAGGAAAACCCGTTTAGCGGAATTAACAGACTCAGGAAGGCTAAAGACGAACCCGATCCACTCACGTCAGACGAGTTCATCAGGTTCATTCAGGCATGTGGCCACCAGCAGATGCGTAACCTTTGGACCGTTGCCGTTTATACCGGAATGAGGCATGGGGAATTATGTGGTCTTGCATGGGAAGATATCGATCTCACTGCGGGTACCATTACGGTTAAACGTAACCTGACCCAAACGTATGAGTTCACCCTGCCAAAAACCGAGGCAGGAACTGACAGGGTGATTTATCTCATACAACCAGCTATTGATGCCCTGAGGGATCAGGCCCAGTTGACACGCCTTGGCCGGCAGTATGAGGTTGAAGTGAAATTGCGTGAGTATGGACAGTCCGTCATACAACCGTGCACTTTCGTATTCAGCCCTCAATGTGTCAAACGTGGACCTCGCACAGGATATCACTACGCGGTTAATTCCATTAATAAAATTTGGGCCCCGATAATCAAGCGCGCGGGTATTCGCTACCGTAACGCGTACCAGTCACGGCATACCTATGCGTGCTGGTCATTATCAGCTGGTGCAAACCCAAACTTTATAGCAACTCAGATGGGGCATACCGATGCTCAGATGGTTTACAAGGTGTATGGAAGGTGGATGTCAGAAAAGAGTGCCGAACAGGTTTCTCTGCTCAACCAGGCTCTTTCACGTTTTGCCCCATCACTGCCCCAAGGCATTGTATCAGCACAGTAGATAGCATTTAAATCAAGTGGTTATCGGTGGTATCGCTACATTTTTATAACACGTGGCACGAATTGCCCTCGACCAGAAAGAGAGCTTATGGTGTGATCGGGGTTCAATAAATCGCTAAACAGGGTATACTCCAGCGGTTTTCTTAGTTGTTTATTGTACTAAACGCTCCCGTGAGAGGATGCTACTGCGCACCTATGACACAATTCGCTTCTCCTGTTCTGCACTCGCTGCTGGATACAGACGCTTATAAGTTGCATATGCAGCAAGCCGTTTTTCACCACTACTATGACGTACAAGTAGCGGCTGAATTTCGTTGCCGTGGCGATGACCTGCTCGGTATTTATGCCGATTCTATTCGTGAGCAGGTGAATGCTATGCAGCACCTGCGACTGCAGGAGGATGAGTACCAGTGGCTCTCCGGCCTGCCTTTCTTTAAAGCTGATTACCTCACCTGGTTACGTGATTTCCGCTATAATCCGGAACAGGTTTGCGTCACCAATGATAACGGTAAGCTAAACATCCGCTTAACCGGTCCGTGGCGTGAAGTGATCATGTGGGAAGTCCCGCTGTTAGCGGTGATTAGCGAACTGGTGCACCGTTACCGCTCACCTGAATCAGGTGTCCCGCAGGCACTCGATGAACTGGAAAGCAAACTAGTAGAATTCTCTGCTTTAACGAAAGATGTCGATATGTCCCGCTTCCATTTGATGGATTTCGGTACGCGTCGTCGTTTTTCGCGCGAAGTACAGCAGGCTATCGTTAAACGCCTGCAGCAAGAGCCCTGGTTTGTCGGCACCAGTAACTACGATCTGGCCCGCCGCCTTTCATTAACCCCAATGGGTACGCAGGCGCATGAGTGGTTCCAGGCTCATCAGCAAATCAGTCCTGAACTTGCCACCAGCCAACGTGTAGCCCTGGCCGCCTGGTTAAATGAGTATCCTGATCAACTCGGCATTGCATTGACCGATTGCATCACCATGGACGCATTTTTACGCGACTTTGGCGTTGAGTTTGCGACCCGCTACCAGGGATTACGCCATGACTCAGGCGATCCGGTGGAATGGGGTGAAAAAGCCATCGCCCATTATGAAAAACTGGGTATTGATCCGCTGAGCAAAACGCTGGTCTTTTCAGATAACCTCGATCTGAAAAAAGCGATTGAACTCTACCGCCACTTCTCTTCCCGCGTACAGTTGAGTTTTGGTATTGGGACACGGCTAACATGCGACATTCCACAGGTTAAGCCGCTCAATATCGTAATTAAGCTGGTGGAATGTAACGGCAAACCAGTGGCGAAGTTATCTGACAGCCCGGGTAAAACCATCTGCCACGATAAAGCATTTGTTCGTGCACTGCGCAAAGCCTTCGATCTCCCGCATATTAAAAAAGCCAGTTAATCCTTCCAGGGAGCCATTTTGGCTCCCTTATTCGCGTTTATTTCCGAAATCTTTCACTCCAGCTACGAATTCTGCTTGTCTGATTGCAGATGCCAGGTAACATAGGTATCCCCCCCATTATGGGTGGACATGTGTTTATATATCCGACTATTAACAGAGAGAATATTATGAGCGTTGTGCCTGTAGCCGACGTACTCCAGGGCCGCGTAGCCGTTGACAGCGAAGTCACCGTGCGCGGATGGGTGCGTACCCGCCGAGATTCAAAAGCTGGCATCTCCTTCCTCGCCGTTTATGACGGTTCCTGCTTTGATCCTGTACAGGCCGTCATCAATAATTCTCTGCCCAATTACAATCAGGACGTACTGCGCCTGACGACGGGTTGTTCAGTTATCGTAACGGGTAAAGTCGTTGCATCACCTGGACAAGGACAGAGCTTTGAAATTCAGGCCACTGAAGTTGAAGTCGCGGGCTGGGTTGAAGATCCTGATACCTACCCAATGGCGGCTAAGCGTCACAGCATCGAGTATCTGCGTGAAGTGGCGCATATGCGTCCGCGCACCAATATGATTGGTGCGGTAGCGCGCGTACGTCATACGCTGGCGCAAGCGCTGCATCGCTTCTTCCACGAGCAGGGTTTCTTTTGGGTATCGACTCCGCTGATCACCGCTTCCGATACGGAAGGTGCCGGTGAAATGTTCCGTGTTTCTACGCTGGATCTGGAAAACCTGCCGCGCAACGATCAGGGTAAAGTCGATTTCGATAAAGACTTCTTTGGTAAGGAAGCCTTCCTGACCGTTTCCGGTCAGTTGAACGGTGAAACTTACGCCTGCGCCCTGTCCAAAATTTATACCTTTGGCCCGACGTTCCGTGCAGAAAACTCTAACACCAGTCGTCACCTGGCAGAGTTCTGGATGCTGGAACCAGAAGTGGCGTTCGCTGACCTGAACGATGTTGCAGGCCTGGCTGAAGCGATGCTGAAATACGCGTTTAAAGCCGTACTGGCAGAGCGTGCAGATGATATGAAATTCTTCGCTGAACGTGTCGACAAGGACGCGATTTCACGCCTGGAACGTTTCATTGACGCTGACTTCGCGCAGGTGGATTACACCGACGCGGTAAGCATTCTGGAAAAATGCGGCAAACAGTTTGAAAACCCGGTTTACTGGGGTGTGGATCTGTCTTCCGAGCATGAACGTTATCTTGCTGAAGAGCACTTTAAAGCGCCGGTGGTGGTGAAAAACTACCCGAAAGATATCAAAGCGTTTTATATGCGCCTTAACGAAGACGGTAAAACCGTTGCTGCAATGGACGTTCTGGCTCCTGGAATCGGCGAAATCATCGGTGGTTCTCAGCGTGAAGAGCGTCTGGACGTGCTGGATGCCCGTATGCTGGAAATGGGTCTGAACAAAGAGGATTACTGGTGGTATCGCGACCTGCGTCGCTACGGTACCGTTCCGCATTCCGGCTTCGGATTGGGCTTCGAGCGTCTGATCGCTTACGTCACCGGCGTGCAAAACGTCCGTGATGTTATTCCGTTCCCGCGTACTCCGCGTAACGCCACCTTCTAAACGTGCGTTATTGTTTCAAAGGCCAGCATTGCTGGCCTTTTTTATACCCTTTTCATGTTATCTGGATACCCATCTCACGTTAAACACAACCTTTCAATCCCCTCCACCTGTTACGTAATATTTCATCGCAATACATTTGCAC